AGATGTACTACCAATGGTTACATCTGAATTTGATAGTGAGGCATTTGCAATATTTGTTAATGTATTATCAGGACCATTAATTGTTTTATTTGTTAATGTGTCTGTAGTATCTTTAAGAACAATCGTACCTGAAGCATTTGGTAAAGATATACTTCTATCTGCTGTTGGGTCAACAACTGTTAAAGTTGTTTCAAAATTATCACTTGTTGCGCCTTCAAATATAAATGCGTTTTGTATTTCTACTGCTGTAGAGTTTACAGTTGTTGTTGTACCGTTTACAGTTAAGTTACCTGTTATAGTTGCACTACCACCTACAGTCAATGCACCTGTAATATCTACGGCCTCATTTAATTGAATTGAAGTCGAGTCGCTAGATGAAATTGATGTGCCACTAATTTGTAACGCTGTTGATTGAATACCACTTGTACCGTTACCTGTTAAGATTGAATTAGATGTTAAAGTAGTAACACCTGTACCACCAAATTCAACACCAATAGTTTCACCGGTTTGATACTCGGCAATACCTGTGGGAGTACCACTTGTAAAGACTAATCTAATTGGTGTTTTATCTGCCATTCATTCCCCCTAAAACAAAAACGCCGGATTGTTATCATCAAAGGCAGCTGCTCCGCCACCTAAAACTGGACTGTCTAGTCCGCCAGCATTTGTATAAACTTGTGTAAAGTTAGCTGCACTTGTATTTATGTTGAAACCTAAATTGGTTGCAACTGTACCTAGTCCTAAAGCATTCGTAAATATTTCAACATTCTTTTGTATTTTTCTAACAAAAGTAAAATCTCTAAATGCTGAACCTAATTGGCCAACATCATAAGTGTTATGTGTATCTGGTGTTATATCTGAATCTACAGCGCTAAAGTCTGCACTGCCTGAATTTATAGTAATTGTTTTTGTAGCACCTGTACCAGATGCTGTTACACCGTCACCCACAAAATTTAATGCTGTAGCAGCAGTTGATAATGAAGAACCTTCTTCTTGTATGGTTATTCCACTTATACCGCCACCTGCTAGAGAGGCAAAACTTAAAGTACCAGAACCATCTGTTTGTAATACTTGGCCAGAAGAACCATCACTTGTTGGAAACTTGTATGCGTTATTAAATGTAATAGCGCCACTATCATTACCGTCAATCTTAAACTGTCCGTTATTGCCAGCAGGATTTGCGCCTGTTCCATCAGTATCAACAGCAACCGAAAACTGTGTTCTATTAGCATTGTTGGTGTTGTCAAAAGCAAACGCACCACCTATAAGTAGTGATGTACCATTATAGTATTCGTGGTTACTTCTAAATAGATAATCACCTGATTGTACAGCACTTGGTGAAGCAATCGTGCCTCTATATCTTCTTGTTCTTACATCTGGAGCGTCAGCACTATCATTGTACTGTTCCATACGAATCTGTGCTGTTTGAGCACCTTCGCCTGTCATATGTAATGTTACTTCAGGTGAGGATTGATTGATACCTAATCTATTATTGCTAGTATCAACTGCTAAAGTGCTATCGCTTGCAATACTAGAACCATCTCCGCCAACAACAAGTAATTCGTTAGCAGTACCTAATGTAATACCAGTAACACCATCAAGTAAATTTAATTCTGTGGCTGTAGATGTGATACTTAAATCAGATAAAGAAGTTTGTCCAAGTCGTTTTACTGTACCACTATCATTGATATAAATTTGTTGAGCTGAAGTATCAATTGCAACTTCACCACTTACAATATCACTTGTAGTAGGTGTTGCTGTTCCTCTTTTGAGTTTAATTACTGAAGCCACAAAAATCTCCTAATTATATCAATTATTAAAATGTACCACCATCAATTGCTGTAACTGTAACTGCACCACTTGTGACTGTAAAGTTATCTGAACTGAATGATGCAACACCTTTGTTAGATGTTGTTGCTAATTCACCAGCGATTATAATGCCTGAACCTGAAATTGTAGCATCAATACCTTCGCCGCCTGTTACAGACAATGTAGAACCTAAACCAACCGCAACTGAAGTTGAACTATCATCTGAGAAAGTTACAGTAGAGTTTGTTAATTGGTTATTATCAATAGTACCTACAAGTGAACTTGTTGGATAACTTGTCGCATCTGATAAGTCTAAAGCTGGCGTTGCATCTGTGTCGCCTAAGTTAAATGTAATACCACCAATTGAGATTGATGAATTACTTAACTTCGCATTTGCAATAGAACCAGCTAACATTGCATTTGTAATACCTAATGCTTTAACCTGTAACGCATCACTTGATACTTCAATTGAACTGTCATCTACTTCTACATCTAATTGGTTACCTGTCTTACTTAAAGCTGCACCAGCACTAATTTGACCTGCACCTGAGAATTGTGAGAATGTAATGCTTGTTGAACCAAAAGTCGGTGTACCATTATGTGTTGCAACATAACCGTTATCTGCGTTAGAAGAACCTGCTTCAACAAAGAAGAAAGTACCACCAGTTAATTCAGAAGCTGTGTCGGCATCTGGACTTCTTGTTAATACATAAGCCGTAGAACCGTCACCTACTGTAGTAACTTTGTAGATACCGTTTTGTGTTTGCGTTGTTTGGTCTTTTACAAGAATTCTGTCATTAACACTTGGTGTTACACCATCAATTGATAATGCACCGTTCGAACCAGCAGTTAAAGTACCTGCACCATTGTCGTATGTTGCTGATAAGTTAGCTGTTGTTGCTAATTGACAAGATTCTTTTACATCTAAACCGTTTACAACACCGTCAACATATGCTTTGTTGGCTGCGTCATTGTCAGCAGTTGGTGTTGCAAGATTAATAATCTTATTTGAATTGACATCAACATTACCTGTACCATTAGCATCTAATACTAAATCGCCATTTGAATCTGTAGATGTAATTGTGTTACCATCAACTCTTACATTATCAACATCTAATTGAGTTACACCTGCAATTGTTGTACTTGAAGCGCCTAAAGCAACTTCAGTTGAACCGAAAGTAACTGAACTGTTTGTTAATGAACTATTAGCAATGTCTGATAGTGTGTTTGAAGAACCACTAATTGTTTTATTTGTAAGTGTTTGAACAGCAGTTAAACCAGCAAAACTATCATCTTGTAAAGCTGTGTTAAATTCTGCAAGTGTACCTGTTAAAGTACCTTCGCCCAAATCTAAAGTTAATGTGTTTGAAGCACTATCAATAGTTTTGTTTGTAAGTGTTTCTGTTCCTGCTAAAGTAGCAAATGAACCATCTGATAATGCTGTGTTAAATTCAGCAGTAGTACCAGTTAAAGTACCTTCCGATAAATCTAATGTTAATGTATTTGAATCACTATTGATTGTTTTGTTTGTTAATGTATCTGTTGAATCTTCTGTTACAACATTTGCATCCAAATTAACATTTAAAGTATCGCCAGAAACAACAGTTGTAATACCAGCACCACCTGTAATTTTAAGTGTGTCTGTTAATAAACTAATTGTTGCTGATGTAGAACTTTCATCAACAATAGTTAAGTTAGTCGCAACTGAAACCTGGCCAGCTGCTGTTAATCTTCCTTGTTGGTCTACTGTGAAAGTTGGAATTTGTGAAGTAGAACCATAAGAACCTGGAGTTACTGCTGTGTCATCTAAGTCAATTGAAATTTCATTATCTGTAACACTTGTTGTAATACCTGTGTCACCTGAGAATGTAATTGTTTCACCAGTCGATACAGAATCATTTGAACCAGTATCAGCAGCTATAGAGAGAGTTTGTGTTACTGTTCCAAAAGATAAGTTTCCTGAACCGTCTGTTTGTAAGAATTGACCAGAAGAACCATCACCATCTGGTAGAACAAAGGTCGTTGTACTTGTTACTGCATTAGGAGCTTTTAACGCAATGTAATTTGTACCGTTATTTGTTCCTTCATTTAATTTTAATGAACCGCCTACAGTTGTCGAGTTACCTATATTGAGTGTATCAATTGCTAGGTTACTATCTACTGTTAATGCTGAACTTGCTGTTAAAGTACCATCTACATGGTCTAATTTATCTACGAAATATTGGCCACCTATGACTGTGACATTGTTTGCATAACCATCACCGCCGACACCACCTTCACCAATAAACAGTCTATCACCGTTATTGCCTTGGGTACCTGTTCCATATGTATAAGCTAATTCACCGAGGTATAGGTCTGACGGAGCTGAAGTATTTGAACTTCTTTTTATTTGAATAATTGTTGACATTTATATTAGCTCCTAAAAGTTGCCCCCATTGAATACGAGTGTTCCTTGATTCGTATCAATTTGGTTTCTTGTTACAAATTTATCAGTATCTTCATCATATTGTAATAAGGCGCCATCGGTAAGTGTACTTGAATCAACATCTGATAAACTTCTAAGTCTGTTTATATTAGAAACAGCCAGATTTGTGCTCGGAACTTGTACTGAAACTTGTTGTGGTCCCGCTGAAGTCGAGGAGTTAATGTTTGCTCTAACTCCACCAGTTTGATTAATAACTGCTTTAACCATTTATGGTCCTCTCTCTTTTGTAATATTTATAACGAAAATATATTGAAGAAAGACTAAACTTTTGGATTTACAGTAATAATACCTTCAATTACTCTAGTAACTGTACTATCGGCAGTCTTTGTGATATAAACATCATAGACATATCGTGCCGGTGCGTCTAAAGCTGCGGTTTGTGTATCTGTTAAAGATAAAGAAATGACACCTGTTGTAGTGTCACTAGCAATCGTTGTGGTAATTGTTGTATTTGAAGATGAACCATAAGCATCAGCCATTTTGGCCGTTGCTGTGTAACCTGCTAAATCAACGGCATCACCGTCTGAATTTGTAACAGTTACATCTGAGGTAAATGTTGCCCCTTGGTCTATTCTAAGATTTGCTACTGCCGCCATTGAATT